CATTGATACGGGGGTCCTGATCTATCTGTACTTTATATTGCTCGTAAGCATGTATTGCGTCATTTAATTCAATCCATAAATTATCTTTTATTGGAGAGCAATGAAGTTTGTTTAAATCTGAATTATTATCAATATGTTCTAAATTCATAGAATATTTAACATTGATTTTGTCAATTGCGTTATTAATTCTAATTATTATTTCATTCTCATCTTCCTTTGTGATATAAAAACTAGTATCGCTGTGGAACTTGGCATTTTTATCAACTTGTGTTTTGATGAGATTATAAAATTTATGTGCGGCATCCCATTCATATATCAAATAACTTAACGTAATGGTATCATTTCCATCACTGAATACCACTTGAATGCACGGATTGTTATTATACTGTTCTATCATAAATTTTTTGTTTTGGTAATTTAACTTCAGTGGGAGACCCGCAATAAGGTTGTTTGCATATTAGCGGATTAACAATATCTTTATTGAATTTTTCCGTTAAGTCAGTATCATATATAGTTAGGGGTTTATCTAAGTTAAAAAGATTCTGTGCCCCGCATGATCCTTGAATAACGCCTCCCCTATTAATAACAAATCTATCTACGCCCATATTACATTGCCAGCCTTCAAAATGATACCAATCTCTCTCCATTAAATATTGTGTGTCAATTTTTATTATCTCACCGTTATCTAATTTCAACATCATGCCTTCAGATTCTGATTGAGGCATTCTTCCTAATTTTTTAATTTTTTCAATCCATTCTGGCGGCGGCATTTTTTTGACTTTATCATTGATATATTCTTTTTGTTCTTTTGTATATAAAGGCATGACTCCGTTTAATACGATAGGTCTCACTTTAAGCAACCACGGCGTACTGTGATTTTTTAAATCTTCAGCAATTTCTACTGCCCTATTAAAATTCAATGGATCCATAAACACAGTTGCGTTAACTAAACAATCAGTATTCTCATACAAATAATCCATGACTTTTTTGATATGTTCTACATCGCATTCTTGATTATGAACACTTATTGCAATATCTTCAAAATAGTTTCCATACTCTTTCCAAAATCTCAATGTACGTGAACCATTCGTAACTATAGTCACTCGACAGTTGTATTCTTCACTAAAATGTTTTGCAAATTCTCCAAGATCAGGCCATAGTGTTGGTTCTCCACCATTGATATTTAATCTGATATCTGTTTTATTGAAATCATTTCGGTATACATCTATCATGTATCCTAGGTTCTTTTTTAATAATGCTAAATCTGTTGTAAATTTATACTTACCATCATTACACCCAGTAAAACAATAATGGCACTTGTAGTTACATGTAGTACCTACAAGATATTCAATAGTCATTGAATTTTTAAAATTGTTGTTTATAATCTCTATTGGATTCATTTTTTTCCTATAATCATATATCTAGTATATAAAGGTAATTTTAATTCTGTTTGTTTAATCACTTTAATATTAGATTGATTTATAAATTCTTCTAAGTTAGTAGCTATTCTAATATGTTCTGGTATTTGATAGTTATTACTTTGTAAAACAATTAACTTATCTTTTGGTATATTACTTAACCATTTTTCATATTGTTCTTGTGTAATATGTTCACAACTTGTGTTAATAATTATATCACCGTTAATGGGAACGTTACACATGTCTTTTGTGATTGCTTTAAATTTGTTTTCTTGTTCTTCAATTTTGTTCATCATAGTTGCAATTTGTTCACATAAGGGGTCAATATCTACACTGCAAATATATTTGATTGGAATGCCACTTTGAAATAACAGACTAGCAAGAACACCTACCCAACCACCGTGTATATCTATTCTTACGCTATCTGTTACTAGTTCTCGTATATTTTCTATAAGCCATTCTTTGCTTTTTATCTGTCCACTATAAAACGCATCCATTGTACGCATGGGGTTATTGCTTTGTCTAATCGCTTGCATCCAAAAATGCAAATGTTCTGTATCTATTTTCATAATTTATTCATTATATATTCAGCACCTGCTTTAAGAGATTGTGACCCCGGGTGCTGTAAATCTCTGGCTTTGTCTGTTATGTGTATTAAATTGAGGCCGTACACCTTAGCCGATTCAGGAAAATATGTGAAATCTACGTATTTGGTATTACTCCAAATAGTTTTTGTTGCTAAAATATTAAAATACCCTTCTGTTTTAATATGATCCTCTTCGGAAAATAAAATCTTGGCATATTCTATATTTTTACTCCAAGATCCTATATTGTTTACAGATTTTTTATAATATATGATATCTCTATAATAATTGGTCCATACATTTACTACTGCATATGGTGTTGGGTAATGATTTTTTAAAATCAAATTATTATGAAAATTATATGTTATACTTGAACCAGGTGATCCCATATTAATCACAGGTCTATTAGTTAATTTACTTAGTTGTTCAGTTATAGTATCATTATCATCAATCCCTACACCAAATACATAACTGCATCCAAAGATTACAATTGAGTTAGCCCAATCAATCGTTTTAAAATTGCTTGTACGATAATAATCTTTATTGATAGTATAAGTTACATTTTTGTTTCTATACTCCCAATCAGCGGGCATTATTTCTAAGTTTTTTTTGTAAAATGCTTTAGTATCTTTTTCAGCAAAATTTTTCTCACAATTAATATCCATAGGAAGAAATTTTCCATTTTTGACATCTTTTAAAATTGATCCAAATAATTTCATATCTTTTCTTTGGGTATTTTGCTGTCTGCCGAACTCATACATGATGGGGTTATACAAATTTTAGGACTATCAAATAGTTTGAATCCTTCTGTTAAAGTTCCTAAAATTTTATCATGGCAGCTATAACTACGCTTTACCTCGTTGCCCCTTATTATAACACTTTGATAGCCACTATTGCAAGACCAATTGGTAAATTTATTAAACCCAAAACTGTTTAATCTCTCTGCTTGGTCAATATACCAAACTTTATTCTCATTGTCAATCAATTTAACTTGCAATACTTCCTCATCACTTGTATATTGAGGGAATCCTATACGCATAGTTTCTATCATTTTTTCATCGTATCCACTGACAACATAACTAGCAGTAGGATCAGTTTGTGGTTTTAGTGTGACATTAATACCTCTGTCATTTAATCTAATACAACGTTCATGTAATTGTTCAAAGTGTTCGGGAATCATAACTTGGTTGACAGTTACCAATACATTATGTTCCATTAGATATAATATTTTATCACCAAACTCTTGTTCGTTAGCAAACTCATGGTGAAAACTTGCAGTAATACTACGGCGTCTACTAAGTTCAGTTGCTTTTAACCATCTATCCCAGTATTGTATACCGGGACTTAAATTAGTGGTCATGTGTATACTATCATATAATACTCTGCCCATTAACTCTAATGAATGTTTATATGCTGTTGGTTCACCGCCGCTGAATGACCAATGAAAACGAATAAAGCCATTTTTACTTGCTTGAAATCTAATTTCATCAAATGTTCTATTGTATACTTCTAATTCTTGGTGATCAGGAATTTGTGTGTTGGCATAAGGCCAACAGTAGCTACATTTGTAATTACAAAATCTTCCTAGTATCCAACTTACATTAAAAATACCCTCGTCCAACATTGTTTGTTGGCCAAACTTAGTAATATCATTCCAGGGTATTTTTGTAAAATCCGTCATATTGTTCTTTTAACCAATTAAAGTCATTTATCTTTTTAAGTGCAACGGTATCACCTTTGTGTACGGTTCCATATTCACGGCCTTTTTTTGCACCATCCAATATATACTTTCCATATGGTTTATCTTTACCTACATTGCACCAAATGTTTAATCTATCTATAGATTCACTTGAGTTTTGATTATTGATTATTTGGCTAGACAATTTTACGCATTCACGAAATGCACTTCTCCAACTATGAAAACTATCACTGTTAAATTCTGTAACATTACTCACTATCATAATAGGGTCATAAAATTTACAAATGCTAGTAGTCATGTCAGGTGAGTTCATATTCATGCGTAATGTTGCCATCCTAGGAAGTAATTTAACTCCACCATTACCATATATCAAATCATTAACATTATTTTTACTACGCCAAACACGAACCTTTTCGGGGCTATAAAACTCTATTTTATACTCAAATACAAAATTGTCAAGTATAATGGCATCAGCATCAACTACCCAAAAATAATCTGATTCACATATTTTGGCTGCTTCATAATGTGCTTGATGTATACCTTTTATCCCATGTATCCTTTTAGCGTGAGGTGCTTTTTCTTTTAAAAGTTCAAAATTCTTATCAGCATTGGGTTCATCATAACTGATGAAAACAACATCATATGGTGGGTGATATTTATAACGAATAAAATTCTCGTCACTACGTAATATGGGTTTGATTGTATCTCTAAATGTCTTGCTATCAACGTTAGAATAAACGTCTTTAATTCGTTCATCTTTTATAAAATCTCTTATCAACTTGCCCGTCTTGTTTGATTCTTTTAGTATGTTACCCTCATTGATGTGATTGGAGCAATTGACAAAGAAATTATTGATAAAATCAAAATTACGAATTTGGCTATAATCCCATTTTTCAACTAACGTCATATAACAGCCTAATCTTGCACCATATATAGCCCACAATCCATATTGTACGTCACTCCCTACATGCATCCATCTCCATAGTCTGTCATAGTTTCTCCAATCAATTTGATCCATACTAGTAACAGGCATGTTATTTTCTAGTGATAATTTCACTCCGTCACGCAATCCTGCACGAAATGCTTGTAGTTGACTACTGAATCTAACTTCAGATCCTGCTCTGTTCAATTGCAAATAATCATGGCACATGAAATCAATTGACTTTGGGTCACTGCTATTTTCATGTGTTTGCATGTTCATTATCATGTTTACTGGCCAAACTTTGATACTGCCATTTCCATATTGATTTCCATTAATTGTGTTATATGCACTAAAACTTAAAACACTAGTATCAAGGTCTATCCCATGGGCTAAATCTATAGTATTATGGAAAAAGTCAGGATTGACATAATTGTCTCCATCTACTATAATCACGTTCTTAGTTTTGCTAAGCCTCGCACATTCTTTGTGTGCATTGTCAGAACCCTTGACACCGTGAACTCTCATGGCATCAGGTTTCAAAGACAATAAATGTTGGTAATTTTCGTCAGCATTTGGTTCATCGTAACTAAGAAAAATTACTGAATAGTTGTTAGGATTAAATATCATAACAATATTTATGTATTAATTGTCTACTAGATAGACTTTGTGGGTAAAATAGATGTTGACGAGAAACAAAAACTCTGTTATACTTCATGCATGAATTGAGAAAGGCGCTGGAAAGCGACTTAAAAAGATAATTTTGTAAACCAGGACTAAATAAAAGACTATGAAAAATATTACTTGTCAATCGCTGAAACATAGAAGCATGTGGTCAATAGCACCTCAGCAATCCGTGTTCGCCTTTGCAGGTACGATTAACCCTAGTATTCGCTCATATAATGATGAGGGGTTACCCGGAAGTTTCATAGAGGGAGTAGGTTCAAAGTAACTGAAACTAACAAATTTATGAAACCCCTGGGAAACTAAACAGTCTCAGGGGTTTTTGCTTATGTAGCGAAAAAACAACAACAGGATTTGACGGTAAATGGTAAAGGAATTAGAATACGGATCTTCTGACAAACGTGAATGGTATAAGAATCATACGTTAACAGAAGAACAAAAGCGAAAGTTGATTGAACAAAAAATCAATGACGCAAAACAGTATCTTAATGCTAAGGCGAAAGCTAAAGCTACAAAATAAGATGCAAGTGTTGATAGGCAACGAGGGCCGGAATACATCACTATAAAAATGTTACGAACGGGCGGACAGTAGGATGAAATCTATGGCGACAACGTAGAGATTAAAATCACTGGGTAGGGTATCAACCCTATCATAGCATGGATGTTGAAAGATACATCATGCTATTCTAAAACATACTGACACACAGACCCGGCTTGAGAAATTAAGTCGTTAGTATGTTTTAGAATAGCATAGTGCGAGGAAAAAATCAGACCCTGTGAAGGTTGAAGGACGCACTTGACTATTAAAAACATGTTGGCGTGTAGTGTAATGGTAACACCACAGACTTTGACTCTGTTATTCTAGGTTCGAGCCCTAGCACGCCTGCCAGACATTGGGGAATTGGTATAATTGGGAACACAGTAGCCTTGCAAGTTACAGTTAGCGGTTCGATTCCGCTATTCTCCACCAAGTTTAGGATACATACAGCAAACTACATCAAACGATGTGTCGTTGGTTCAAGTCCAACATTTGGCTTTATGCCAGATTAGCTCAATGGTAGAGCATTCGTCAAGAATGTATCCTGTTTTATTCATATCCTGCTAGTTTATCGGTTAAGAACAGTGGCCTTTCAAGTCGCAGAGACGGGTTCGATTCCCGTGCAGGATGCCAGTTTTAGGATAGCAACAGCAAACAATTCAAATTTTCACTTTTAATGAAAAAAAGATGCTATCCTGTTTTATATGCGACCTTAGCTCAGTTGGATAGAGCACTAGGCTACGAACTTAGGGGTCAGGAGTTCGAATCTCTTAGGTCGCACCAATATGCTGATGTAACACAGTGGTAGTGTACTTTCTTGGTAAGAAAGAGGTCGTGAGTTCAAATCTCGCCGTCAGCACCAATTATGGTTGAGTAGCATAGTGGCTAATGCACCACCTTCATACGGTGTTTATCGTCGGTTCGAGTCCGACCTCAACTACCAAACAATTTGGCCAATTAGCTCAGTGGTAGAGCACCGTCTTGATAAGGCGGGGGTCGATGGATCGTTCCCATCATTGGCTACCAAGTTTAATCAGATTTACATCCACATCCATTAGGACAGTGTTTGATTTCTAAATATGTTACCCAAGGTCTTGCGTGTGCAAGTGACATAAGAAACCACATCAGTGGCATCTCATATGGAATTATACCACAAATAGACATTACACTACTTGAAAAC